CCATTTCTTGAAGATCTTTTCCGAACTGGAAACCTTTCTTCAACGCATTGAATGCTACGGTAGCTCCACCGATTATTGTAACTGGGTCCACGAGCCTCCTCCCAAAGTACTCCTAGTATCATTAAAGAAGTTATTGTGCTTTTCAAAGGGCTTTACCTGTCAGTATAACCCTTTCTATATCACATCTACCTATTCCTAAGTCTCGTAGCTCTCTGTCAGTCATTCTGTAAAGTTGTATTCTTGCAATCTTACGTCTTGCTGATTCTGCTCTTGCTTCTATTATTCTATTAAATAAACGTTTAATCATTTTCTACTCCTATGTTAGCCCTAACTGGCAGGAGTAGTTATACTATATTTTACAGTAACTTACTACAGATAAGAATGCAAACCCGTTATGACTTTTTGACTACCTTAGTAGTCCAAGCTTCATTTACATCAGGGGTAGAAGGATCGTCTCCAATAAGTTGACCCTTCTTATTACGAGCACGTACTTTTACTTCTTCTGTATCTTTTACAAAATCTAATACAGCAGGATCTTTCGTGTGCCATTCTCCCCGAATATACTCAGCGAGAACAGCACCGTATTGGTCTACTACCTTATCACCTTCTATCTTCATTTTTTAGCTTTCTTTCTTTTAGCCATACCGCCTTTAAAATTTCCAGAAAGACTCATAGGTTTACCTTTTTTATTTGGGCTAGTCTTTTTCTTTTTAGCTGCAGCCGAAAGTTTCATGGGTTCTTTACCCTCACTTATAAGCTTTTCTATATCAGCTTTTGTTCTAGATCCTACTAAAGTTTCTTTTTTAATTTGATTACCAGAAAGATTCATAGGTTTCTTTTGAGGAGCACTTCCAGGACGGGCTTTTGGTCTAGGAGATGAACTAGGAGCACCACTTATATTTTTACCTTTTGCATTTGCATAAGCTGTAAGGGCAGAACCTTTATACTTACCTTTATTTTTTTTCTTCCAAGAATCTAACTGTTCTTTAGTAACAGCAAGCATTTTTTTACCATTCTTTTCATAATACAATGATCCTGCTTTTCTTGCAGCAGAGATTGATTTATAGTCTTTATAAGAAGCCATTATTCTATCCTTTATTTGTAAGTATTTTTAGGTCTTGCAATACCTGTGTTAAGATCACCAGAAGACTTAACCATTCCGCCTACATTATACATAGCAACTCTACCGCCCTTAGCGTAAGCTTTTTTCTTATTCATAGCACCGCCTTTAGCCATGCCTTTTTTCTTCATATTAGCACCACCTTTAGACATACCCTTTTTCTTCATAGACATGCCTCCACCGTACATACCTTTAGATGCAGCTTTCATTGACTCAGTTTTATTACCGTCTCCATCAATATCTAGAAAATCTGGTTTTGCTGCTCCACCTGCTGCGTAACCCTTTTTCTTCATGCCTCCTTTGGCATAACCTTTTTTCTTCATCTTTTTCATTGTTCTTCCTCACTATATAAATTGTTAAACACTCGTTGCGTATCCCATACATAGTCTACGTTTTCTTTCGAGTTATAAATATGTTGGTTAGGTCTAAAGTCTGGAGCACCTTGTCCAGTTTCAAACCAAGCTGGGTGAGTTACTCTCACTCTGTTATTGGGCAACGCAACAATGTTACCTGTATATTCTCCTGCATCTAACAACTCTAAGACGTGTGACTGCTTGTGTTGAGCAGGATCGTCTGCCACTTCGTTGTCAGTGTAGTCTACTGTAAAGTAGTACTTTGCAGGATAGAACTCACCATCTATCTTGGCTATCCAAGGAGCAGGTGTAGCTCTTTCTAGTTTATATACTGAGTGTGTATGCGACATACAATCCCAGGGTTGTGCTAAGTATGGTGGTAACTCTGTAGGCCATTCTTCTAGGGGGGTATCTGCCACTAAAGCTACAAGAGGTAATCTAGCCCACATCGCACCACCATGTATATTGGGGCTATCATCATAATCAGACTCGCAGCCTGTAAAAATAACTTGAAAGCTGAGAGTCCTGTTTGGCATAGTAGTAACACCAATGACCATGCAATGTAAGAACTCGCCATGATACTCTTCCAAATTTTTTGTGTATTCTCTTCTTACCCATGCTTTGAAGTAGGGTATGCTACTTTGTAGATACGGCATCTTTCTTGTGTTTCCTTTTTAACTCTGCTTTAGCTTGTTTAAAGACTTTTGCTATTGCTGTCTTACCCATAACTTTAGCACGTTGTTCGGCAACTGTCAAGATTTGTATTTTTCTAGCGTAAGGTTTCTTTAATCTTTTTACTTTAGCTACTGTAGCTTTTGCATCAGCCATAGTAGCAAATTTAATTGATACTGTATCTTTAGGGTTTTCATCCGTATATAGTCTACGTCCAGACCCTTTAGGTTTTTTACCTGTTCCTACTTTTGGATCTGGTTTCTTTGCCACGTTTATTTCCTATAGGCTCTGGTTTTCTTTGCGATCTTTTTAGGTTGAGCCACATGCTGCTTACCTGCCGCCTTGCCTTTTCGTTTAGCTCTGGTTGTAGCGGCATACTCACTGCTGCTAAGAGACTTAATAGCCGCAGAAGGTAAATAACGTTCACCAGTCTTAGAACTAGGCTTGCCACTCTTTGTACGCCACTTTTGTTTTGTCCAATTTTTTAGACTTTTTTGGGGAGCCTTCACGACTTGTAGCCCCCACCTTTTGCTTTGTACTGTTTAGCCAACATCTGAGCTTTTCTGGCTGACCATTGGCCTGGATTGCCGCCCTTACCTCCAGCCTTGATTGAGTTGAATAAACTCTTGCGCATCCCAGGTTTTGTATAGTTACCTGCTTTGTTGACCGTACTACCACCCCTAGACATCCCAGTTACTTTTTTTAAAGTTTTTGCCTGTCCTGCATGTGCTTTAACAGCTTTTTTTAAACCTTTAATTACTTTTTTTACTCTGGTTTTATTTTGTTTTGTTAAAGCCATGTTACTACGCCTTACAGTTACAGTCTGCACCGCATTTAATATTTAGTATTGCACATGCAATCCTTTTTAAATATCTTCCAAACCATTTAATTACTTTCATAATGAAACTCCCATTTTAATTTCTTGACATTCTGGTATTGCTAAATACCCCTTTTCTTGAAAGTACCTAGCTACTATTATTGCTTCCTGAGCACATGCTTCCTCTGTAGGAAATGTTGCTGTTGTCTTTGCCATGACTTCGCAAGACAATGCTGCAGGTGTACTACAGAGAAGCATAAATGCTATCCACATTAAAAACTAACCGTAGCCCCTACTGTTATATCACCAAACTCTAAATCTGAGTCTGTAGATACTTCAGTATATAAGTTAATATAAGTGCTAGGTATCTCATACTTTGCAGTAAAATCTAGACCCTGAAAGATGTCTCCTTCGTCTAGTTCTAACATATCAATATCAGTAGCTACACTTAGTCCAATACCCATAGCAGTTAATCCTGCTGATGGAGTTAGTTCCCACTCCCATTCTTCTACACCAGTGGTATAGTTCATGTCAGAGTCTGCACCGATAGATACTGTCTGTCCTGCAACAGAAAAATCCATAGATGCTGCTTTAGTTGCCATTATTGCAAGAAAGCCCATAGCCGCTGTTAGTGTAATAGCGATTGTAGTTGTCTTCATTTTATGATCCCTTTTTCCATTTCTTTGAGGGAGACTTCGTCTTTGACGGACTCCACTTAACCTTATCTGCCCAATATGCGGCAGACATTTTACCTTTTTTAATATTTTTTGCATGACGTGATTTAAAAGCTTCACGTTGCCCTGCAGTCTGGTTTGTCTTTACACCCTTTTGTCCAAACTTGATGTATTTGTACTTACCACCTTCAGAGGCCATAACATGATGGGACTTACCACTGCTATCATTAAGACGTTGAGGTTTGTTGACACCCTTGAGTCCAACCTCTTTCATTTTGTTTTTGACACGTTCGGGTATTGCCATTATCTTTTTCCTGCTCTGCTATTTCTAGGAAAAGATCTATTGGCACGTTTAGTTGTTACCGACAGGTTCTTTGCCCGATTATCCATAGGATTACCGTTACGGTGATTTACATCTTTACCATCACCCTTTTTAACTACCCCTGTTTTTTTTAAAGTATTGCGAGCTGCATTACGTGAAGCCCTCTTTTTCTTTTGGGTAGTAGTACCCTGATATTTAGAGTACTCGTTCTTATAATTTCTCATGTTTTGTATCTTTCATATTTTGGATTATCTTTTCTTCCAAACAATGTTAACACAAAATTCATAAAACCTCTAGCTATTTCTGTAGGAGTTGGTAATAACCAACCAAGTATTAGAAGTAACATTACCCAAGGAGGTATATTAGTATTAATAATATCTAAGTTTTCCACTTTGCCTGTCTCTACTTCCTTTGTAACTATATCTCTACCTGCAGATGTAGTATTTTCTACAGACATTACCGACTGTCTATTCTCTGCACCTATCTGTGCATTAGAATTTACTGTAGGCCCGCCTGATCCGCCTAGCGGTAGCAGAGTACTCAAACCACAAGAAGATAAAAATAGCACGACCAGTAACCATCTCATTTATTTCCACTCTCTATCAGCTTTGTTAAAACAATCAAACTGCAAACCTAAGTATTCATTTTCTTCATACTTTTCCCAGTTTGCATTCTGAGCAATTACTTCACACTGTTGTTTAGTAAACAGCTCCTGCATAATATACTGATTACCTGTGTAGACCCACTCTTCACCAGTGTTGCCCCACATACTTATAACTAATATAAACTCTTTCATTACATTAGCTCAAAGTGAGGTGCATCAATAAATGGTCTACGTCCCTGTGACCTACGTAAGTCTACGTATGCCATCATAGCATCCTCTGCTGTGCCAGAATACGACCTAATATCTCCCTCAGACCAGGCAGCTCCCCACTTAACGGATGCCCCAGTCTCTTCTGCTGCTTGTTTAAAAGCATCACAGATGTTATCATACAAGTTTAACTCCCAGGATACGTCTGGGCCTACGTAAGCTACTACATCAACTGCGTGACTAAAGCCATCGTCTTGTAGTAAGTGCTTAGAACGCATAGTCTGAGATCTTCCTGCGGCTACATTAGCCTTCTGTTCATCTAAAGTACGTATACCCTGAGTAACTCCAAAGTCTACATCTGTAAGTTGTATAGCTCTTTCTACAACTCCAGTCATAGCTGGGTGTACACCCTCTAATCTGTCCATTGACCTCTGACTTAATCTAAAACTCATTTGAATAATCCTGTCTTTCTGTAGTCTGTTATTCCACCTTTTGAAAAAGATTGCATTCTTAATCTAGCACGAGCTTTGGCTCTTCTTAATCTTTCAGACTTTCCCTTTGCTGCTTCTTCGGCCATAGAACTTAATTTTCTATTTAATTTATCTTCTTCTTTTTTCCTGCCTAATTTTCTTCTTACACTTTGTTGTATCCCTGAAGAAGTACTAAGATTTTTTAATTGGCTTTCTATTGATTTGTTAGGATCTACATTTCTAATAATTTCACTAGCAATCTTTCTTGCTTCTTTTATATCTTTCTTTTCAAATGTATCTACTAAAAAATTCATTAGCTTTTGTCTGCCTGTTCCAACTCTTTCAATAAAATTTGTAGCTCTTTTTAAAACAGGGTCATTTTTGTTATCGCCAAATCTTTCCATATCAAGTTGATTACGTTTTTTATTGGCATCTGAAGATTTTTTCTTTCGGTCAGCAACTTCTTTTATTGCTGTAGCTGCAGTCTTTGCTTCTTGTGACATTATCTCATATCCTTCTTCATTGCTACTTTATTACCCATTGGCTTACCTGCCATGTAAGCTGTAGCTCCCATATACGCTGCTACCACACCAGTTTGTGCAATATAAAACAGCCCAAGCAAATCTGCAAGGGCATTTACTCTAGAATCTGACATTAGTGGAGTAAATAGGAAGATAGTGAAGATAATCATCATACCCATAGCTACCCAAGCCATAAACTTCTGCGATTCTGCCTTTTCCTCTCGTAGCTCTACTTCGAGCATACGTTCTTTCATGGCTACTTCTTCTTCTGTGATCTTACCATCACCATCTACATCAAAGTCTATAACCATTTAGTCTTCCCATTCTCGTTTTCTTCTAGGATCTAGTACATCCCTAGCTTTTAAATGACCTTCAAGGTACATAGCTCTCTCTACCCTGTCCAGAGAGTACTTTATACCTGTATCATTTCTTATTTTTTCTCTTATGTAGAACACATCGGATCTAGGGATGTGCACTCTACGGAGTTTACCTTCGTCCTCTGAAGCTAATGCCCTGTAAAATTCCTCTACGACATTGTCAGAAGAGTACATTGCTGGTTTCTTCATCTAGTTATACCTAATTTTTTGGATAAAGTCAACACTTTTTAAGTGGGACGACAAAAAAAGTTTAGATTTTGTCTTAAAGTATACTTAAAGTTACCTTAAGTATATAATAACTATTAATATTAGTAGTAATTAAAAACTTAAGGTTACTTTAAGTAATACATTAAGTATAATTATAATGTATGTTGCCCCCGAAGTCAACTACTTTTTTTTAATTTATTTTAAAAACGTTGTAATTTACATATTGTGATCACAAAATAAAGGTTAACAGGCTGTTTTAGGGAAAAGGTGCGACATTTTGTCCAAACTAAAAAATCACATCTCTGTCATTGGGCATATACGCATACGGGCATATCCCCCATGTCCCATGCACCCGTTATGTTATAACATTACATCTATACTATCAGAAACTATCATGACATATTCACATATTCGAATATGTAACATATTGTTTTTATTAAATATGTTATACAATATACTATTACATGGGTGGTGTTATGTTATAACATAGCGTTAAACTTGCGAACCATTCGCAAAAAGACATATCCAATAACAAATAGAACAGAACAAGAACAAGAGAACAAACGGTGAATACTATCATGTTTCCTGTGAGTGAACGGATGTGCCTACCAGTAAAGTTTCCTGAGAGTGAACATAGCCAAAATATAGCCAAAATTAAAAAATAAATTTGAGCATAGCGCCAATATAAAGCCCTTCCAGTTACCCTAAAAAAACCGCAACATAGCCATTGCAGCTTACATTCAACTTACTGGTAACCATTACAGCCAGTCTGATGCAATATTCAGTAATTTGAATATGACTAATTCCAGCTCATTTTATGTCGTAAACAGAGCATATTCATGTCGTTTTTGTATCATTAAAAAATTCTCACTGGCTCGCATAAAATTATTTTTTTCTTTTTTAATCTTTTCGCTTGACGCTATTTTAAAAGTATGATCTACGTTTTTTATGGCAAGGCAGTAGTCGGAGTTTTAGCCCTCACCTTTAAGCCCACGATATTTGACATTTTAGATCTACACTGAACGGTTATTCTTAATCGGTGGTTTAACTAGTAGATCTATCCAGTAACATTTAGTTACAGTAAACCGATATGTGATTATGGTAACGTCACATTGACCGATACCTAGTTAAAACAATTCTAGTTGTTACTTACTCCAAAGGTAAGTATTCAAATAGTGTCTTAGAGTATGGCTTAAACATTACAGACCATCGTAATGCAGTTAAGATGCTTTAGCATAGATAAGAGACTGGTAAAGGGTCACCCCAAGATAGGGAAACGAAAAAAGTAATAATCCTAAATAGCAATGCGGTATTGAAAACAGATATGCTTTAATGAGTTGTTAAGGCATGGGCTAGGAGCAAGGCAAAGCCTGATATGCGTGTCGTTCTGGACTACGGTTCTATATCAACTGGCTATTTTGATTAAGCCATTAACTAGGTTTAATCAGTACGGATAAACGCTATAAGATGAAAAGTTTTAGGGCATTAAGTTTTATACTTGATGCCCTATGTTATACTTTCAATATATTTATTAAGTATATTGACGGTATAACATGATGTTATATCGATAACAGTAATTCCATTAATAGGAGATAAACAATGGAAAATATTAAAGCTTTCGTAGGCAACTTTTCACGTAACTTAGGCAATGGCATTGCAATGGGTCAAAATACTCTTGATGCTGTAAACCATGCTATCAAAACTGGTGATACTTCAATACTTGCCCTAATGGTTGATAAAGTTGAAGCCAAAAAAGATGGTTCAAGTAACTTTCAATTAACCATTAGATCAATATGGTCTGGTGTTAGTATTCAGACTGATAAGAAAACTGGTCAATGTCGTATCAAAACTAAAAATGCCACACTTACAAACAGTGCGGTTGATACACTTAATCAATTGGTTGCTGATGGTGTGTCAATGCGTGGGTCTAAATGGTCTAAAGCTTTCAATACTGAGACTGAACCAAAAGAAAAAGACGCTAAAAAGGCGGCTGATAGAATTGTGAATACTAATAAAGACGATTTACAATATGTGTCTAATCTTATCCATGCTTTACAGCATAGCCTAAAGGTTGCACAAAATGCGGCTAGTCTAGAAAAAGTTGCTGCTGATGCTGCTAAACTTGCAGCGTAATGTTATAATATAACACTTTGGTTAATTGGATAAGCACCTGATAATATTTTGTCAGGTGTTTTCCCATGTTAATCTGAGAAAGAGAGAGGGGTATAACATGATCGAAGAAAACTTTAATGGGCTAGTGTATAGGCTAGTGAAACAAGAGACTGGTGAGCCTGTATCCATTGGTGATCCGATAGAAAACCATAGGGGTGAACCGACTACAATACGCAATGCGGCTTGCCCTAGACATGAAGCTTCCAGTGGACGTGTGAACAACTACTTTCCACACGTGTATGATCTGGAATGGATTAAGGTGGTGTACTGATGGATAAAGTGTGGGCTGTTGAGGATAGCTATAGAGTATTGAGAATTTTCTCTAGTGAAAATGCGGCTATCAAGTGGTGTAAGAAAATGCTAGGTAGTGACTGGCGTTTTCAGTATGGTGATGATGCACCTATGGCATCATTCTTTATAGAAAACTTTGAGGGTGTTACAGTTGTGACTTACAAAAAGATAGTTAGAGGTTGTGACGAGCCGCAATTAGAGTTTTCATACACGATAGAAAGGCATGAGGTGTGGAATGAAAATAGTTTTTAATGGTAAAAAGTGGGTGCTGTATGATGACAATGGTAAAGTTATTGTTATTACTCGCATCCGTTCAATCTGTGAGGAGATGATGAATGATAAATAGTGTTTTAGTAATTCTACTAATGGTGGTAAACTTTATGGCTATGCTGACAATAGCGATTGTTCCATTTATTCTATCGACTATTGAAGCTATACCTATATTAGTGGTAGTGTTTTGTGTAGTAATGATACTTAATTATATCGTGGGAAAGGGTATATAAAATGATAAGGGATAAGTTTTGTATTGATGCTCTCGTGCTACACAAGAATAAAATACGAGAGATAAATTCGTTAATAGTTGACAAGAAAAGTATTGTCACATCTATGTTTAGCAGTGAGCAAGAAAAAGACACTGCTCTTAATGATCTATTAGAAATCAATAACTGTTTTGAAAGGTGGTTAAAATGTTGATAGATGAATTGAAAGAGACAGGTAAAAATCTGTCTAGTAAACGTGCTAATTTTACTAACCCTAAACTTAGTAAGCTTAGGCGTAGAAATGCTGTGAAGTCTGCTTATGCTAGTGTGCGAGAGGCTTCTAGGTTAATGAATGAATACATACTTCAGGGCAAGTACTTTGATGGTACTGACACAAAGTATGTAGAGATGTCTGGTGAAAGTCTGTCTGATATTGTGTCAAAAATACAACAGTCTGATCCAAACTTTGGTCTGTACGATATGTCATTCTTTGGTGGGTGGTTTGTCGCAGACTATAACGTGACTGCACAAGTTCGCAGTTTAATTTAAACTTAACCATAGGAGGTTAATATGCTTATAGGTCGTGTTACCAAAGCACCAGAAACTAAAAACATACCAGAGCATCACTGGCATTTTTATGTCATGGATGGTACGAAGATTGTCAGGTTTCAAAAATTTAAAAGAAAGTGGGTTGCAAAAGCACACGCACAACTTGCACTTGATGTAAATGAGATTGACCAGTTGGAGACTTACAGTCTACGTGGTGACTTACAAAACGTAAGGTCTAAAAGTAATCGGTCAAAGATTGTTGCTTTACAGGAGCAAGTTGACTTGCTTAAGATACAACTTAATAATGAGAGGCTTAAACTATTCGGAGAGGTTTGATGAATATATTTGCACTATCTAGGTGTCCGATGCAGTCAGCATGGTGGTTAGATGACATCCGTAAGAACAAGATGATTCTTGAGTCTGCACAGATGTTGTCTACCGCAGTGCGTACACTGTGTCCAGATACTGACTTATCAGTGTACAAGGTGGCATACTTGAACCACCCTTGTACAATCTGGGCTAGGCAATCACGAGGTAACTTCAAGTGGTTGCTATCCCATATGTCTCACCTATGGTTACAGAAATGTGGTGAGCATGGATCGGCTAGACTTATTCCACAATTGGATGAGTATAGTTCCACTGGATATTTTCCTAGCGAGGACTTGACAGATTTTGCCAACTGTGCTAGGAACTTAGAACGTGGAGTTGATTATTCAGATGTTGATGATGTGCATCAAGCGTATCGGATGTATATGAATGATCGTTGGAAAGAAAACAATATTACCCTAACATGGAGTTGGGGTAGAGAGCCAGAATGGAGGAACAAACATGGCTAAATATTGGATAATGCCTAATGACATGGACAAGGTCACTGCATACAATGCACACCTTGCCGAGCAGCTAGAGCTTTACAAGAACTATGATGTGGATATGCCACAGATAAATGTACACTATGACAATACCAAAGAGTTGACTGGTGGTGTTATCTGGGTCAATGACATGAAGTTCTTAGTATCAGAGCCAAGAGAGAATGGCTTTGTTATCAAGCGTGATTGGTCTGCATCAGATGAGATTGACCCTGTGCTCAAGGCATGGGGTAACTATGATGAGGTAGACATGTTTCGTAATCGTGACGATACATTCATCGCATGGTTTGATCGTACCTATCTTCAAGTTACTGGTCATGGTCAAAAGGCTGAGGTCAAGAATACATTGCGTCTACGATGCTTTGCACCTCGCAGATCCCAACGGTTTGCACCTAAGATCACCATGTATCAATCGGCTCGTGATCGCTTTGAGCGTGAGCGTGAGGTTGCTATGAAGCCAGCTCGTGCATTCTCTCTAATGTTTCCTGAGCTAGAACATAAACAGATCATTGAGCTTACTGATATGTACCTTAACAGGTTTGCTACACGTAAGCTATTTCTCAAGGAGGGTACAGATGCAGCAGACTTTGTCAAAGCATACTCATGGACTCAAGCCCCTACTGACAACATCAACACCACTTATCAACGTAAGTCTAGTGCATCATCATGTATGCGGTATGACTTCGATCACTTGCCTGTACATCCAGTGTCAGTCTATGCAAGTGGTGACTTCAAGATCTTATGGTCAGAAGATGCAGACGGTAAGATCGCATCTCGTTGTGTGGTTCGTGTCATGGAAGATGGAATCTACAGAGGCGGTCCGATATATGGTGTGTCAGAGCAAGCTATAGACTTGATAGAGCATCATATCAATGCCAACGGTGGTGAGTATGGCAAAGATGGTGCATGGGAAGGTGCTAGGCTAGTACGCAAACCCGCTGATGATGCGGATTCTTTCTATGCACCGTATCTTGACCCTGAGCCACGTAGATTGTATGACGATGGTAAGTATCTTGTTATTTCTGGTGAGGGTGAGATTGATGCCAATGGTTATCAAGGCATACTTGGTGCTTACGATTGTCAGTGTGATAATTGTGGTTGTGGTTTGAGTGAGGATGATTATTACTTTAGTGAGTATACTGAGCAGCGTTACTGCAATGACTGCTATTATGATGAGCACTTCTACTGTGAGTATGCAGATGCAGATTACCACATTGATCAGTCTTACATGGTCAATGTACCTTACGGTAGTAGAAGTGGCTACACTGAGGAGCGTGTCAGTGACTGGGCTGTTGAGTACGGTGATCAGTTTATGTACTGTGACAATGACGATGAGTACTGGCACATTGATCTAGCCTACTATTGTGATCATGAGGATTGCTACATCAGTCAACGTGGTATTGATGCAAAGACTTACTTCATATCTGATTGGGACTTCGAGTGCTATCCTGATGATCAGAAGGCTACCACAGATACTGGTGATACTGTATCTATTGAGGAGGCTAAAGAGGCTGACCTTGAGTATGATGAAACAAATAATACATGGAATGTAAAAGAGGAGGAAGACTAATGCATAGTCTAGTAGAAATGTTGCGTTACAAACGACCAGAGGGTAGTGCTACGCAGCGAGCTTTTTGTAAGAGGTTTCTCGAACCTACGTTCGGCAAGCCTGACAAGTTTGGTAACTATATCAAGATCATAGGTGACAAACCTAATGTGTGTTTTACTGCACACCATGACACTGTGCATAGCACTGATGGCTTTCAAAAGCTAATCATCATGAATGACGTAGTGTCTATATCTAACCATGCTGACTCTAATTGTCTAGGTGCTGACTGTACCACTGGTGTATGGTTGATCCTTGGCATGATTGAGTTCGGTGTACAAGGTGTGTATGTTATCCATGCAGCAGAGGAGTCTGGTTGTCAAGGTAGTCAGCAGCTTGTAGCATCTGAACCTAAGTGGCTGAGTTATATTGACGCAGTAATATCTTTTGATCGTAAGGGTCAGAACTCTGTGATCACACACCAGATGGGACTACGTACTGCATCAGACGCCTTTGCAAAATCTTTTATAGATGTTGTAAATATATCACAGTTAGAACCTGATAGCACTGGCTCTTACACTGATAGCAATGAGTATGCTTCAGTGGTATCTGAGTGTACTAATATTAGTGTTGGCTATTACAATCAGCACAGTAAGAACGAGGTGCAAGACCTTGATTATGCTGATGAATTACTGATTGCACTGTGTCAAGCTGATTGGTCTAGCTTAGTGTTTGAGCGTGATGCATCCAAGGTCGAGGACTTGTGGCAACGCAATGACAAGTACGGTTACAAGTATGATTGTGATGACGATAATACTTTTGCTCTAGAGCAACTTATTATTGACTACCCGACTAGGATTGCAGAGCTGCTTGATCAGTATGGCTTTAATCCACACACTCTTATGGAAGAGTGCCACATTGATGATATGTCTAGGTATTACAATTACTCAGACAATTATGGTAATGATAAGTATTGGAAGAAATACATGTGACGACATGACACACTTGATGTCTTGTCAAAATAGTGTATTTTAAAGATACTTTAAGTAACTTAAAGTTTTTTAATATTTATAGTAGTAATATTAAATACTTTAAGTATAACTATAGGTTCCTTAGAGTAGGAGGTGCCTATGGAAGTAGATGACCCACATGATGACTGCTCACATTGGATAGGAAAGATATGAAATTTAATAAAGCAGTAGACAATTATCTCCACACTCGTCAGTTCAACTCTCTCTCTAGTTCCTCCCAAAAGAACTACGAGTCGTGTCTACTAGCTTTCTGTCGTATGTCTGTTATGGGAAGGAAGCTAGGCAACATTCAGCTAGACAAACTGAGTGTAGCTATGTGTTCTGAGATATACGATACTTGGGAGCTGGAAACATCCACTGCAAATGCGAACCATAACGCAAGGGTGTTTTCAGTTCTCATAAATTATCTTATCGCAATGGAGATAATGATACTCAATCCAATGTCTAGAGTTAAGAAACGCCACAGTGAACCACGTTCTGTCGTATGGACACATGATCAAGTACTATCATTCCTCGACATAGCATTCACAAAGTTTGAGTGGCGTAACATCGGACTGATTGTCTTGATGTGCTATGAGTGGGGTCAACGTCCAATAGATATTCGTAATCTAACTTGGGATGACGTTGACCTTGATGGGGAGGTTGTAAAAATAAAACAGACTAAACGTGGAGCTGAGGTAGAATTACCAATACCACCTAACTTAGTAGCTATGCTCACTGAGCAAAAAGGTGACTGGGACTTTCAAGAATATGTAGTACCTCACCACAGACCACACGGTAGCGCATACAGACCGCTAACAGTTTACCAGATGACATCCCTACTGGCAGCAGTTAAAGCTCTTGCAGGGCTTCCTGACGAGCTGAGAGTAGGTGATCTGCGTAAGACTGCGATTGTACAAATGATTGAGAGTGGAGTCGATCATCTGGCAATACAATCTGTGTCTGGTCATAAGAACGTGACCAGTCTAAATCCATATAATAAATTTAGTTTAAAAACCGCAAAGTCTGCATTGGAGAGGAGACAAAGAGAATGAAGAAAAAAGAAAGGCAAATACCCATAGAAACTTTTGAGAAGTATGGGAAGTTATTTGCAGAAGGTAAGATTGAGGATGAGTATGGAATGGAGCTAGCAGCTCTTTTCTTTTTAATGGCTGCTGATATTAGATTCCATAAAGAACTTGAGGTAGATTGGGATGACTGGTATGAAGGACCGATACATTAAAAACCCGATGGCAAAAGACCTTCGGCAACCAAAGTATAAACAGAAAGCTATACCTGATAGAAAGAAGGGTGTAGTGCCTAGAAAGAAGAAGCATAAAGGAAAGGAAACAGAAGAATGATGTATGTATTAGTATGGATGCAACTGTTTAGTACGCAGTCTGTTGAACACTACCAACTTGGTACGTATGCCACATTGGAAGAGTGTCAGATCGAACTGAGCAAAGCAGCTAAGATGATAACACACAAGTCAGAGACAGTGGCTTGTCTAGAAGTGGATGTACAACAATGAGACTATACATGAACAAGCAAGGCGAGTGGGTAGGCACACAAGCAGAGGCTAGAAAGATTGGTGCTAACATGGTAGATGTACCTACAGATAAGCCCAACCTACTCAATTGGCTCAACACATTTACTGGTGCGATTGATGATGCAGCTAAGGAAGTTGTAGATAGCAAGCCAAGAAAACCTCACAAGTATGATTTCTGGGATAATATCAGAGACGTTGCGCAGAACTGTAGCATCACAGATTTTAACGTGGCATTAGCTGTATTCATGGATAGAGTACATGACATTGCAGAAAAACAAAAGGAGATACAACAGTGAAGGGAAAGACACCTAGTGAGTTAGCAGAGATAGAAGCTAAGAAAACGTTTGAAGGTTTTATCAAATGGTGCAAGACATCTTTCTATTGGATCATGGCAATACTAGTTATACTAGCATGGTGTAACTTTGGCACTGATACTGAGACTGGTAGCCAATATAACGGTGAGGTATATGCACCGATGAACATGGGAATGAACAAATGATTGCTGAGATGCTTACATGCATTGCACTCAACGTTTACTACGAGGCACGTAGTGAGCCATTGGAAGGACAGTATGCAGTGGCTCATGTTGTGCTTAATCGTGTGGCTGATGATAAGTTTCCTAATGATGCGTGTAAGGTGGTGTATCAAGGTTTAGAGAAAGGTAAAGGTAAATGCCAGTTTAGTTGGTACTGTGATGGTAAATCAGATACACCAAGAGAAAGACGAGCATGGTTAGACTCTCAGCTTGTGGCACACAAAGTGGTGTATGGGCATGTTAAAGATAATACTTATGGGTCTGTCTATTATCATGCTAATTATGTTAAACCTTTTTGGAGTAAGCATTACAAACATACTGTGACTTTAGGGTCACATATATTTTATAAAGGAGATTAGTCAGTGAGTAACAAGTGGAATTATATCGGCAGAAATTCTAAAGGAGAGGCTAAATTTAAAAAGTATACTGGAGAAACACTAGAGTTTGTAAAAGACTGTTTAGACTCAAAAGGTATTGCTTACTTTGTACATGAAGCACAAAACTTAATTTTTATCTATAAAGAAAAAGAACCCGAAAGTAGATATAGCAGTCGGTACTCTTATTACTACACAACAGGTAGATGGGGAAATGATAAACGTAGAAAACATTATCACTGCGATGGCATAGAGCAATTTTTATCTAAGTACTACCAAACAGCAGAAGAAGAAAAGAAATACTGGGATTCTATAAGAGAAAAGGAAACAGAGTGATTGAAGTAACATACATTGACCACATGGGTAGTGACTTATCTGTAATCAATGCGGCTAGAGTTAGTTTTGGTAAAAGATCTAATTGGTTGCCAAGAGTTCACAATGGTGAACAGTTAGTTTTGACAGCTAAAGATGCCAAGTTAATTAATTATCTAGCTAGGCATCACCACAAGTCACCATTCAATCATGCCTTTGCTACGTTTCATGTCAAAGCTCCTATCTTTGTAGCACGTCAGCTACAGAAGCATGAGTACATGCCTTGGAATGAGATTAGCCGTAGATATGTAGATGAAGATCCTGAGTATTACAAACCCAAAGTTTGGAGAAGACGTTCAAAGGATAAGAAGCAAGGTAGTGGTAAAAATTTTAGAGGCTGGGTAGGTATGCACGAATCTGATAAACCAGAGCAAAAACATCTCGAATCTATATTGGCATCTAATATGGCATATAAAATATTGATAAACTATGGTATTGCACCAGAGCAAGCACGTATGGTATTGCCACAGTCCATGATGACTGAGTGGTATTGGTCAGGATCACTATATGCATTTGCAAAGATGTGTGGACTACGACTAAAACCTGATACTCAGTATGAGACTAGGATTGTGGCAGAACAAATAGAAGATAAGATGACGGAGTTATTTCCTGAGTCATGGACAGCATTAAGAGCGTATGCAGAATGAGAAGATATAGAGAGATAGAATGTCCCATCTGTAAAGAATACTTTAATGCAACTAAATATATAGACTGCCCAAAAGAAAGCTGTAAGTCAATTCAAGACGGTTGGGATGATGAAACATCCACACAGATAGAACAAACAAGTAGAGGATTTAATAGATGACAGAAAACTATTGTACGACAAAAGGTCTCGGTTGGGCTTTTTTAACTTGTATCTTCTTTCTAATTGGTGTACCAGTGCTCATGTGGTTAGCCCTAGAGGGAGAATCATGGTATAAAATATTTGATATGATGAATCCGTTATGGTAAGGAGGTTGGTATGAGTGATCAGTGGGAAAGAGATTCTTGGGATAGATGTTGTCAAGAATACTTTCCAAGTAACCCACATACAAAAGATGTGTTTATGGCGTTTCGTTACTTAAGTGAAAAGTTTTCTAGTGAAGAACCACAAGAATGGCACATTGATCGCAGAAAGGGTATATCAAAAGAGATACGCCCTATGACTAAAGAAGAACGTGAGAGAGCCAAGGAACGAGAGGAGGCTAATAATGGCGAGTAATGATAATCCACATCTGGCATGTCCGTATGTAGACTGTGGATCAAGTGATGCCTTTAACTGGAATGATGATGGCTTTGGTCACTGTCACTCCTGTTCAAGAGCATACCCATCGAAAGATATGCCACAGGTATTCGATTGGGTAAAGAGTGAGTATCCATTAAAGGAGAGGAGAAACCCTATGGATATAAAAATTGCGTCACAGACGCATGAAGGTATACGTGGACTAGAAGCTGATGTTGCTGAACTGTATGGCATTGCCTTGCAGATTGGTGATGATGGTAGACCAGTCAGGTATGCTTATAAATACCCACACACAGTCAAGTACCGATTGGTAGATGACAAGTCCAAGTCTTGGACAAAAGATCGTGGCATGGGTATGAACCATCTGTTTGGTCCTGAGTTTAACGCAGGGACAAGCCAACGCATCTATATCACTGAGGGTGAGTTTGATGCTGCATCACTGTATCAGATACTTGGTAAGAGCTTTCCTGTAAAGTCTCTACCATCTGCTAGCATTGGTGAAAAATTTATTAAACACAATTACCTTTATCTGTCGTCATTTAAAGAAATAGTTTATGCAGGTGAATTAGATCCTGCAGGACGTAGAGCCGCAGATAAATTATACCAAGCCTTTCCAGATAAGTTCTGGTATGTGCCTATGTCTAAGCACAAGGATGCTAATGATTTCTTACAGGCAGGTGATGGTAAAGACTTGATGTGGGCAGCTAAGAAGCCTCAAAGGTACAGCCCTGAGAACTTCTTCTGTTCTCGTGATGACTTCTCTCTTGCCTTGCGTAACGAGAATCCATACGAGTATGTATCAACTGGTCATGCAGGACTTGATGAAAAGATCCGTGGTATGGTCAAGGGCGGCTTGACTTTTATCAAAGCACCTCGTGGTACTGGTAAGACTGAGGTGATAAGATACTTCGAGACTGGTCTATTATCTAATGATGGTGTTAAGATAGCCTTACTACATATGGAGGAGATGAAGTCTACAACTCTTCGAGCTATGGCTACCTACCATCTTGGTAGTAATGTAAGAACGCATGAAGATGCTGACCGTAATGGATACAGTCTTGAGCAAGTAGAAGAAGCAGCAAACAAGATTGCCGACTCAGAGAACAACAGAACTATTATCTTTGAGATGCAGTCTCATGATGATCCTCTGAGCTTGTTAGACTATACCCGAATGGCTGTTACGTCCTTTGGTGCAGACTACGTCTTTGTTGATCACGTCCAACGCCTAGCCTATCTATCTAACAGTGGTGTTGACGGTGCTACCAGTACACTGACTACACTTGGCTCACGCATGGCACAACTAGCCAAAGAGCTAAACATAGGTGTGGTATTTATATCGCAGGTTAATGATGATGGTAGAACAAAGTATGCAGCCTCTCTTGAAGAAGAAGCAATAATATGTATAAAGATCGAAAGGGATGTAGAATCAGAAGATGAGATACTGCAGAATACAACTGAGTTTATAGTTGATAAGAACCGACCCTTTGCTAAACTTGGCAGAGCAGGTTCAGTCTACTACGACCCAGAGACTACGATCTTATCTGAAGAGATCCCATACGAAAGGAGTGATATGGCAGCATGATTGTATTTGATGTAGAAGCTAACGGATTGTTGGACAAAGCAACAAAAATACACTGTCTGTCTTATACTAATGATGGTAAAGACTATAAAACTATCTATGATTATTCTGACATGCGTGATCTTATACTGTCTCAGCATGGGTTGGTTGGTCACAATATTATTAGATATGATATACCACTTCTAGAAAAGATATTAGGTATTAAGATCAAGGCTCGCTTGTTCGATACATTACCTATGTCTTGGGTGCTTAACTTAAACCGTTCCAAGCATGGTCTGGAATCATTTGGTGAAGACTTTGATATTCCCAAACCACAGATTGATGATTGGCACAACTTAACTGATGAGGAGTATGCTCACAGATGTACAGAGGATGTAAAGATAAATTGGTGCCTATGGCAAGATCTTCTAAAAAGGTTTTTGTTTCTATACAAAAGCAAATTAGAACTAGACAAGTTTTTTCGCTATCTAGAGTTTAAGATGGATTGCGCAGCAACGGCTGAAAAAGTTGGTTGGAAGTTAGATGTAGAATTAGCAAAGAAGTGTGTTGCTGATCTTACAAAACAAAAAGCTGACAAAGAAGCCGAACTAATTAGCGTAATGCCAAAGCGAAAAGTAACAACCAAAAAGAGTAGGCCGAAGAATTGTTTTAGACAAGATGGCACTGCATCAGTTCATGGGCAGCGTTGGTTTGATCTCTTACAAGAAAACGGTTTGCCTTTACACTTCGATGGTGAAGTTGATGTTCTCAAAAAGTGGGAAGATCCAAACCCTAACTCTACTGATCAAGTAAAAGATTGGCTCTATTCTTTAGGTTGGAAACCTTGTACATTTAAATATGATAAAAATAAGGAGACAGGAGAAGAAAGAAAAATACCACAAGTTCGTAAGGAAGGTGAACTTACAGACTCAGTAAAACTAATTGCAGAAACTAATCCAACGGTAGAAGTACTTGAGGGTTTGACTGTAATGCAACACCGACTTGGAATCTTTCAAGGCTTTCTTGATTGCGAACAAGACGGTTACGTTAGAGCTGAGATTGATGGTCTTACTAACACCTTACGATTCAAGCATAAGAAACCTTTGGTCAATCTTCCAGGAGTTGACAGACCGTGGGGCAAAGAGATACGTGGCTGCTTAACAGCACCAACTGGTTATGTTCTTTGCGGTGCGGATATGACTTCTCTTGAGGATACGACTAAGAGACACTACATGCAGCCTTACGATCCCGACTATGTGCATGAAATGTCTCAATCAGGTTTTGACCCACACCTAGACTTAGCCAAACATGCAGGGGCAATCAAGCAGTCTGACATTGATGCTTACAACCACGGAACAAAACCAGAGCTGAAAGCACTACGTAAGAACTACAAAGTTGTCAACTATTCTGCAACGTATGGTGTTGGAGCTGCCAAGTTATCTCGAACTACAGGGATGAGTGTTCCACAGTCTCAAGCATTGCTTGATGCATATTGGAATCGAAACTGGTCAGTAAAGAAGTTTTCTGAAGATCAAAAGGTAAGACACATTAACGGTGAGATGTGGGTAAAAAATCCTGTAAGTGGCTTCTGGCATTCGCTTCGTTATGAGAAAGATGTGTTCTCTACACTTAATCAATCTACTGGTGCATATTGTTTTGACAAGTGGGTTGCTTATTACAGAACACGTAGACCAAACATCATTGGTCAGTTTCATGACGAGTCTATTAACCTAGTAAAAGAAGGAGAACAAAATGAGCACAGTTGTGCATTAAACTGGGCTATTGAAAAACTTAACGAAGAACTTAAATTAAATGTTGACTTAGGTATTGATATACAGTATGGTCAGCGTTATAGTGACGTGCATTAGTAAAGGAGGCCAACATGGCTACACGTAAAATTAAATTAACTGGTATTGCCGAATGGGCAAAAGTATTTGAAACCAACCGTGATATGGAAGGTTTTGATGGAGTATACAGAGACCATGATGGTGCTTGCACTATTGATCTTATCATGGATGATGATAACTTAGATATTCTAAAATCTTCACGTTCAATGAAGAAGGGTACACCAGACCCAGAGGGACGTGGAACTAAAGTAAAGTTTATACGTAAATTTAACACAGGAAAGGATTGGGACAGTGGCGCACCTATTGTTCAAAAGTCTGATGGTTCTACTTGGGATATCAGTTCTGACGGCACCATTGGTAATGGGTCTACTGTAGAAGTAGAGCTATCCGTTTACGACACAAGCCGACCTAATATAGTCGGCACTAGACTTGACAAGGTCAAAGTTATTGACCATGTTGTTTATGTATCAGATACTGCAGGGGATGAAGCTTCGCCACCACCTGTAGCTCAAGAAGAAAAACAAAGCGAAGTGTTGTTTTAACCTCCTCCAAAACAACTAGGCTCCCTTCGGGGAGCCACCTTTTAAGGATAAAGAATGAAAAATGTAATAGAAAATATGTCTAACCAAGAGTACCATATGCGAGATGGTATATCTTCTAGTGCGGTGAAAGCTGTCTTTAAGAAATCACTTGCACATTGGAAAGGTGAGAAACGTAATGCAAACAATCCTGCATTTGCGATGGGAAGTGCAGTACATGCCAACCTGTTAGAAAAAGAACGCAACCTAGTTGTAAAAGGTCCGAAGACTAAATCTAGTGTCGCATTTAAAAACCTAAAGGCAAATCTTACCGAAGATCAAATACTTCTAACAGAAGTAGAATATAACGTAGCTAACTGCATAACCAAAGGTGCGCTAGGTAATCCAGTCTGTGCGTCTTATCTCAATCATCCAGATAGATTAAACGAAGTAAGTATTTTTGCTGAAGATCCTATCTCAGGTCTAACTCTTAAAACAAGACCAGACTTGATGATTGAATCAGAGCAAACAGTTTTTGATGTCAAGACAACACAAGATGCCAGTCCTAAAGGTTTCTTAAAAGAATGTATAAAGTATGGATATTTTCTACAAGGTGCTCATTACGTTTATACCTGTAAACTAGCTGGGTATGACATAAAAAAGTTTTCTTTTATAGCTTGTGAAAAGACTGCACCATATGTTTCACATCTACATGTAATGGGTAATGAAATTATGCATTGGGGTATGAAGCATCTACATAAAACTTTAGCTATTATTGCAAAGGCAGAAAAAGAGTCTGACTATGGTACAGACTGGGGTGACTATACCGTTATGGAAAAACCTCCTTGGTTATAATTAGTTATGTCAAGAGCAGCTAAAGCAAAAGGTAGAACTGGACAGAATGAAATCAGAGATAAACTTTTAGAAGCATTTCCAGAGTTTGAAGAAGATGATATTAAGTCTACGACCATGGGAGATACAGGAGAAGATATTCAACTATCTCCTGCAGCCAGAAAAAAGCTACCAATAACTATCGAAGTTAAACGTAGAAAGTCTGGTATGAAAACCGCCTATGATTATATGGAGCAAGCTAGTAAGCATGGGAAAGGTGAACCAGTAGTGTTCTTTCGAGCCGACAGAAAGTCCTGGATAACAATGATAAGTCTTGAGCACTACATAGACTTATTAAAAAATTGGAAGTAATATGAAGGTAAAAGTATGGGGCGTTATGGAAGGTCCAATAGCTGTAGAAGATGTAGAAGATAATGACGTTCCAATAGGATCTAATTATTTTCTTGTCTGTAAATCAGAGATAGATGGTGTTATGGGTGAAGATAATTTTTGGTTTGATGATTTTGATTCTGCATACGAATGGAAAAAATACTTTATGAAAAGTATTGAACCATTAGTTGTTGACATGCCAGATGATTCTGAATATAACTAGGGGTCTTTCCAATGGAATTTGAATTATTGTTAAGAATAAAGGTTGACCCAGATGCAAATTTTTTAGAAACGTTTGGAGATAACTCCAATACTATATTGGAACTAGTAACGGCAAGTCTATATGATATAGACGATATTGTAATAGAGGAATGTGAGGTAAGACGTGATAAATGAAACTGATATAGAAGCTTTTAAATATTATAACTCTCAGGATATGGATGATTATCAAAAGAATGCTGCTGAAACTGCTATCTACAGCAGTAAACATGCTGTTATTTATCCTGCACTTGGGTTAGCTGCAGAAGCAGGTGAAGTTGCAAACAAAGTGAAAAAGATCTTACGTGATGGTGACTTTGATCGTAAAGCTATAGCTGATGAGATTGGAGATTGTCTGTGGTACATTGCCGCATTGTGTAGAGATCTAAATGTTAGTATGAATGATGTAGCTAAAACTAATCTTCATAAGCTACAAGATAGACAAAAACGTGGTGTAATATCTGGATCAGGAGACAACAGATGAATAACTATTTACCAACCGATTACCAAGCCTTTATACACACCTCAAGATATGCTCGTTGGCTTGAGAATGAAGGAAGACGTGAGTCTTGGTCAGAAACAGTAGACCGTTACATGGGTAACGTTGTGGGCTACGACATAGACCATGACACTTATAATGAAATAAGAGCTTCCATACTGGCATTAGAAGTTATGCCTTCGATGCGAGCCATGATGACTGCAGGTCCAGCTTTAGAAAGAGATAATACGGCAGGGTATAACTGTAGTTATTTACCCGTAGATGATCCAAAGTCCTTTGATGAGGCTATGTTTATTCTGCTCTGTGGTACTGGTGTCGGCTTCAGTGTCGAACGTCAGTTCATCTCTAAGCTCCCAGAGGTTCCAGAACTCTTCGAGAGTGATACTACCATTGTGGTAAAGGACAGTAAGGAAGGCTGGGCTAAGGCGTTTAGACAATTGCTAGCTCTTCTTTGGGCAGGTGAGATCTCCAAGTGGGATGTCTCTAAAGTTCGTCCTGCAGGTGCAAGACTTAAAACCTTTGGTGGTAGAGCATCTGGCCCTGCACCACTGGTTGACTTATTCAACTTTGCGGTAAATATATTTAAGGAGGCACAAGGACGTAGGCTATCATCAATTGAGTGTCACGATTTGATGTGTAAGATTGGTGAGGTTGTAGTAGTAGGTGGTGTTCGAAGATCTGCAATGATAAGTTTATCTAATTTGTCAGATGACAGAATGCGTCATGCTAAGTCAGGTAACTGGTGGGACAACAATCCACAAAGAGCTTTAGCAAACAACTCTGTTTCTTATACAGAGAAACCAGATAGTATATCATTCATGCGAGAGTGGTTAGCACTAGTAGAATCAGGAAGTGGAGAACGAGGTGTATTTAATAGAGAAGCATCTAAAAAACAAGCTGCAAAAAATAATAGACGTGATCCTGACTTTGAGTTTGGCACCAATCCGTGCAGTGAGATTATTCTTAGACCTTATCAATTCTGTAATCTTACAGAGGTTGTTGTACGAGCCACTGACACGATTGAAGACTTGGAGCGAAAGGTCAGATGTGCCACAATACTTGGGACGATCCAAAGCACATTCACAAAGTTCCCATATCTGCGAAAGGTGTGGCAGCGAAATACCGAAGAAGAGCGACTGCTCGGTGTGTCTCTCACAGGGATAATGGATAACCAACTACTTACAATTAAAAACAAAGGATTGGAGAGTACTCTTGAACATTTACGAGAAGTTGCTATTTCTACTAATACTGATTGGGCTAACCGCCTTGGCATTACACCAAGCGCAGCAATTACGTGTGTCAAACCATCAGGAACAGTATCACAATTGGTTGACTCTGCCTCTGGAATCCACGCACGTCACTCACATCATTACATTAGAACCGTTAGAGGAGATAACAAAGATCCACTTACGCAGTTTATGAAAGATCAAGGCATCCCTAATGAAGCTGACTTCATGAAGCCAGATCAAACAACTGTGTTTTCATTTCCAGTTAAAGCTCCTCAAGGAGCAATAGTCACTGACAATGTCTCAGCTATCCAACAATTAAAAACTTGGTTAGTCTATCAAAGACATTGGTGTGAACATAAACCTAGTGTAACAATTAACGTAAGAAAGGATGAATGGTTTGAAGTAGGTGCATTTGTTTACGAGCATTTTGATGAAATGTCTGGAGTAAGTTTCTTACCTTACAACGAACATACTTATCAGCAAGCTCCATATCAGAGTTGCACAAAAGACGATTATAAAAAATTATCTAAAGTTATGCCTAAAAGTATTGACTGGGCAAAGCTTTCAGAGTATGAAAAAGAAGACACTACTGCTAGCAGTCAAACTTTTGCTTGTACTGGTGACGTTTGTGAAATCGTAGATATAGGAGCATAGTATGCAAGTTCACGTTAGACCTTTTAGAAAAGATATTTATGATCTGGTAGACGAACCCTCAAAGAAAACTTTATCAGATTATTTAATATCAAAAGGCCATACCATAGTTAAGGACAAAGAAACTTTTGATGCTGATATAGTTTCTACAAAAAATGGGTTTACCTATTTTAATGAAGTAGAAGTTAAATCATCTTGGAAGGATGAGTGGCCTGAGCATTGGTCTGAAATTAGAATCCCAGGAAGAAAAAGGAGACTTGTTGAAAAATATAAAGATCAAAACGGAGTGTTAAACTTTTACGTCTTAAATAAATTTATGGACAAAGCATGGCGTATAAAAGATACTCTCATGACAGATGACACACTCAAGGTTGCTGTTGGTAGGAGAATCCCAAAGGGTGAAACATTCTTTCACATTCCATATCAAGAAGCGGAGTTGATAAACTTATGATAAATCTAGATGATGCAATAGCAGAGTTAGGACGTACTGAAGATACTATAACTATAACTGACGATAGTCCTACAACACTTACTATGGGTAATGACTATGATCCAGTAAGTAAGCCTCAACACTACGGTCAAGGAACAATAGAGTGTATTAAATACATAGAAGACTTCTTGACAGATGAGGAGCTAACAGGTTACTATAGAGGTAATATTGCAAAGTATCTTCATCGTTGGAGATATAAAAATGGTGTACAAGATTTGGAGAAAGCACAATGGTATCTAAGCGCACTAGTCCAACTACAAAAGCGAAAGTAGCCAAGCCGTTTAATCAAGGCTACAGAGGTTTCTTAGTAGGAAACCTAACTAATCCCTATGCTCAAAATACAAAAGATTATAGGGACTGGGAGTTTGGCTTTAACAAAGCCTACTTCAAAAACAAGGAGCAAGTACTTGACAAAGAGTCTCGAAGAAGAAGCTAAAAAGTTTGCTCGAAAGAAACATAAACCTGCTAGCGTAAAAGAGTTGACACCTCGGATATATCTAGCAGGTCAAGCTATGGGTGGTTTTATTGCAGCAGGTAGACAGACTTGGAGAATGCAAGAAATTAAAAAAGCATCGTTTGATTGGGCAGATTATATGTTAGAGGATGATACATAAAAAGAGGGGGCATAAAGCCCCCTTTTGTTTTAGTCGTAGATTAAATCTAAATTGTCTATTAGGTAAAGTAAGTATTTCATCTTAACTTCACCACCCTCCATATTTTTTAAGTCAGTAATCTCACCCTCATATCCTACCGCTTTCATTGCCTGTTTAACATGATCTTTCTTTGCTTTTAAAAGTTTATCTTCTAGCAGCATTATTTCATCACTTTTTTTGCTACTAGACATAAGTATTTCTTTTGCTAATCTTTTTACTTTCTTTTTAACTAAACCAAACCTTTCTTTTCTACTACCTAAATCTAACTCTAAGTAGCCATTCTCAATCTCTTTAGCTGCTTCTATATTAAATATTTCCTGCACTAGGTCATCTAGTCTGTTTCTTAGTTCAGGCTCGCCTTTAAAATCCATAGCTTGCCAAGCTTGCAACCCAACAGAACCTGCCAGTCTTTCAGAAGGAGATGGCCCTCTGTCACCTCTGGCTCCACCTGCAACACGACCAAAATCATAATTAACTTTATCTCTAGTTGCTATCATACGTTCAGGTCTATTATCAGGTATGCCGATCATTCCAGGAATATCTTCTACATACTTAAATATTCTATTTAGTTCTTCATTACCTTGTCTTCTATCAGGTGTTACAAAGTCTCCTGTAATAAGAGATGCAACTTCGTTTGCAGGTTCTAAAAACCTCAACCCTCCAGATGCAATTCTAGACATTGCAGCAGCAGCTAGGTCAAGACTTTCCCAACCTCTGTCTGTCATGGTAGTGCCTTCCCCTATCATAGCTAAAGCATAATCTTTCATTGTAGTGTATGCTTCACCAGTTCCCCTAAATGTTTGACCAATAAATAATTCAAAAGCTTGTTCTGATAATTTTACAGGTATTTCTCCGTCAACTCTGTGATGCGCCCACATCTGAGCAACCATTCTTGTATAGTTTTGAGGTGCATCGTATGTATAATCTCTACGAGATCCATCAGGAAGAAACTCAAAGTTCCAAGTTTCTCCATTTCTAACTCTTTCTTCAGCTTTTTCTAACTCTGATTTTGAACCATTAATACCTGGTGCTATTCTCAATGCTCCTAGTCCAACTAAAGCCTTTATTGTTAATTCATGCATTTCTTCATCATAGAATACATCTTTTACATCTTGTTTACTTCTTGCACCTTTCATAGTACCTGCAAAATGCTTAATAGCATTAAAGCCACTATAATCACCTGCCATAGCCGTAACTGTGTTAAAGAATCTCCCAAATGGAATTAAGAAACCACCTCCTGCAGAGTTTGAAAACCTTTCAACATTTTTTGCTACTTGTAAAAATACTCCGTCACCTTTTTTACCTAACCAAGAAAAAGAATAAGTTTCTTTTTTAGCTCTAGTAATAGCAGGTTCTTGTACTTTTTCTAAAAACTCAGCACTATACATTTTTGTAAATGCATCATCTCTTTCCATAAACTCGTTAAAACTTTGACCATAAACCTTTCTTATGTTTTGATCCATAGCACTCATAAACGAAATCATTTTAGTGACTTCGTCCTGTAGTTTTACACCTGCCATCGCCTGAATAGTGCTTACAGCTTTTTCACTAGCTTTATTTATTTTTGAATTAGGGTCAAGATTATTTCTTGCTAACAAGTCTTTAGTTTCTACACCACCAGATATTTCAGATAAAAGATCTTCACCAACTTCAGGTTTAAACTCTAAAAATTTCATACCCTGATCAGCAGTGGCATTAAAATCAAGTACGTTATATCCACGTCTTGCAGCACCCAGTATTGTACCCATACCTTTTTTGTAGTTAAAAGGTAATGTCACAGCCCCTAACACTACATCCGATATACTATTTAAACTTGTAGTATAAGCCCAACCTTTTATGTTAAGTCCTGTTGTGCTTGGGTGAGATGTTAGCAATCGTTTCCATACTGACTGTATGTATCTAACTCTATCGCCTGTACTTGCTATTGCAGCCTCTTCTTCTTTGGTAAAAGTTTTATGTAAATTGACCATGTCATCAAGGGTCATATTATTAATATCTTTATTTAATAAATCTTGTGCAACTTTCCTATTGTTTAATATTTTACCTGCAAAACTAGAACGGCCTTTAAACCACAAAGATAAATCTTCTGCAGTTTTTATTTTACCAAGCTCTGAACTTCTTTTAATACCTAAATTCTTTTTAGCACCTGCAAGCATTTTATCTACAGTTTTTTGAGGCAGTGCTGCAATTGCATCACCAATAAAGTTTGAAACGTTATCATCTTTTCCTCTAGGTATATACACAAATCCTGACTCTGCTAAAGAAAACATTAAACCTTTTTGTTTTAAATCTTCTGTAGGTTTACCAAACAACAATATAGATTCAAATAAATGTTCAGCCTCACTTGAGTTAGCCTTTACCTCTTTTGCAGTAAGTGCTTTATCAGCTATATTTGCATTTGCTCTAGCCTTTGTCCAAGGCAGATAGCTATCCATGTTTTTATCAAAGTCTTCAAACAATTTATTAATTGTTTTGCCAACTCTACTCATGTCTGTTTTTGAAACAACTTCTTGGGTTATTTCTTCAGCACTTTTACCACCAAACTTAGACATAACATCTGTGTAGGTTTGAAAACCTAGAGACTTTTCAAATCCTTTTTTAGCTGCTTTTGTACCTGCAAAGATACTAGGTATTACTATCACACCTAATGCAGCCCCTACAGACTGAGGTAAACTTCTTTCGTCTTGTACACCACTACCAATTCTTAGGCCTTGATATAGTTGATCTGTACCTACAGCAACTGCCATATCAGTAGTTGTACCTGCTATTATTTCAGGTAGTCTTTGTTTAATACCTGCATTTAAGAAACCTTTTTTAATTACCTTATCTTTGGCTTCTTTAGCTTGTTTCTTAGTCATACCCCTTTTTAAAGCTTCTTTAGCAACACCTTTTGCACTTTTTCTAAGTCCATAACCTGCAGTCTTCATAGAAGCTTTACTAAATAGACGACCAACACCAAGACCTAAAAGAGTAGTTGGGTCCCAAACACCTGCTTTAAAATAATCTCTTACACCATCAAGGGTTTCACCCCAAGTTACATTATCATCAAAGATGTCAGGCATCTTATCCATAATCTCAAAGGATGCACCTAGTAATGCTCTTTGAGTATCGTCAGCTCTGGCAAACCAAGCAACATCATTACCTGTTGTAACTGTTTGACCACCTGCAAGTGATCTCATCCAGTTTTGCCACTCTTGCACTAACTCTTCATCAGAAATATCACGATCATATTTTTCATCAAAACTAAAATTGTTACGAGTCTCTTCACTGTAGCGAGACTTCATTATTTCACGAATACCCTCTATTAGTGTTTCATTTTCTAATATGTCTCGTTCAGTTAGCTCACCCTGCTCTATAGTGTTTAGTTCTTCTATAATTGAACTAGAGCCATTATAAGCTCTTACTGGCATAGACGGTTCTGTTGGTTGACTATCAGGAGACCAATTATCATCAAAAATACTAACAGTATTTTCTTCAGTTTTAGTAGGTTCCCAATTGTCATCAAATATTGATTCTGCCATCAATCACCTGTAGCTCTTAATATATCTTCTTGGGTTACTGTATATGAACCATTTTGAAAAAGTATTGAAGTACCCTCTACAATTAATCCCACATTAATAGCTTGAGCTAACTTATCTTTACTTTCAAAATTTAAATTTCTGTTTATTAGATAAGCATAAGATTTAAAATTAGGATTAGTTTTCATAATATTTATTGCTATATTTACAGCTTCATTACCAGCTAATTGAATTGCAGATGACGTTTGACCTGCTTTTAATTTTTTTCTTGCGGCATCTAAATTAACAATACGTTCTGCATCTCCAGGTTCAGCAGTATCAGTATTAGCTCTATTATTTAATTGACCTATCGTTGCAGCTAAGTTATCATCTAACTGATCTATATAAAGATCTTTTATACCTGTTTGCTCTGCTGCAGATAATAAATCACCAGTTGGTGCAAAACTAAATGTAGCACCCACAACTTCACTAGGAGTTGTAAGATCTTTTATGGCATCTCTAAAAGTAACATTAGGTCTAATTTCTTCGTCTAACATATCCTCGGTTAAACCAAGTGTTGTCATAATTTGATCTGAATCTAAAGTAGGTCCAACCTCTTCTACAACTCTGTGAAAACTTATAACATCTTCTTCTGCTTCTTGAGCTGTATAAGGTATATTATGTTTTAAATGATATTCGTATAAAGCATCTTGACCCGAAGCAAACTTCTTTAGCGTTTCTAAAGAAGCTCCTGCAAGCTGCGGAACTATCTGACTGTCTTCGGGAAGTCTTGATTTGATTTGAGACATAATAGCAGCTTTGTCTGCTAAATCTTGACCAGAACTACCACTAGTTCCAGACCTAGATCTAGAACGACCTCCACCATATGCAAGATCAAGCTCCATCATTTTAACTGCCATGTCTTGCCTACGTTCTGTCTCTTTATCAACAGAATCAACCCAGTCCTGTACACCCCTAAAACTAAATTTAACCATGAGTTACATCCTTGCCATTAGACCAGGTTTAACTGGATCTTCTTCTTTTTTCTCCATAGCAACTTCAAATTCTTTTTCTTTAGGTGCCTCTCTAACTACTTCAGACTTTTCTAACATCTTTTTAGCCTTTTGTACATCTCTTCTATACGACAATCTACGTTTATCTCTTTCGTCATCAAAGCCTTCTTCATAGTCAATACCTGCTTCATCAGCATAGCCTTTTATAAACTCGTGTATAATAGGAGCAATAATAAGACTTGTGTCAATTGTGTGAATACCTTCCATGACAGCACTTCTTAATATACCTTCAACTAATGTAACTAAGTCTAAACCAAATTCAAGAAAGTGTAATGCATCCTCCATTGCACCTTCCTCTAAAAGATTTTCTAAGTGTAGATCTAAAGCCTCAATAGGATCTGTTACCTCTGGAGGTCTTTCATAAGGTTGACTTTTAGGTTCTGTGGTTAAAGACTGGCCTGGAATTGGCCTTTCAAACATTTTCATTCTTGTCTCCAATTATCTACAACTATTGCTCCGTCTAAGCCATCTCTAGATTTTACCCCTGCAGATTTTCTACCTTTCCAAGGACTCCAACCTTTTTCAACAGCTTTGTCCAGTGAAAATTGTATCTGCATTCTTACACCTTCTACGGTATTATCAGTTTTAAGAGTTCTTCCTGTAGCTTCTTCATACTCATTACCTAATCCACCGCCTGTGTATAACTGAAATGGACCATAAGAGGCTTCAGTACCCCCTTCCATTTTTTGTTTACCTTCAGATATTTGAGATTGATAGTTATGAAGTCCTTCGGCTTTATATATTTTAATAGCTACATCGGGATCAATATTACGAAGTTTTGATTCTTCTTTAATTATACTTTCTATTTTCTTTTGTGTCAACTTAGAAGAGTAGCCTTTAGCAATATAACCTTTTTCTGCAAGGTCTTTATCTTCTTTAGTTATATGAGCTTGATCCCCTGCTTCTGCTTTTGGAGAAACATCTATAGACCCATCTTCATCCTCTCTTTCTTGTCTCCTTTGCATATGCATTTCTTGTACCATTCTCATACTTCCAAGAAGTTTTCCATCTAAAACTTGACTAGGAGTTTCTGCAATATCAGTTTTAATTCTCTCTAAAAAAGGTATATTATCTTCATTTCTATTTTGCGCAAATGTTTTATACATACTAGCACCACCCCTTTGAGCAGCTTCTACCATTTGCATATGCCTTGACTTATTCATTATACCAGTTGTCATATTATTACCCTTTACCTATAAAATACCGCTTAATAAGCCTTTAGCACCAGTACCAAATAAGAATCTAAACATTAATGAAGTACCTGCAGCATTTTCTTCTGCCTCTAGTTGTTCTCTAACAGCATCTAGTTTCTTATCTCCTAGAACTATTTGTAAGGCTCTATCCATAGCAGACTCACTGGAAGTAAATGCATAGCTCATCATGTCTCTTTCTCTCTGCCATATTTCATCTAGATTTTTAGCAGACAAGGCATTAGCAGTTTTTGCATATTCCATAAAAGCTTCATTTTGTGCGGCTGTATTAAGAGTTGCTAAGTTTTGTCTCCACTGAGCATTAGCCTGTGCTATCACTAAACCATTTTGTGCATTAAACATATCTCTTTGATTTTGTGTTTCAGCATTAAATTGTCTCATTGCATTAGTAGTATTAATATTAAACTGATCCATAGCATTTGCTTGAGATGCATTATACTGAGATACTTGAGAACTTAAATTAGCAAAGAACTGATTAGTTTGATTTTCACTTGATGCATTAAATTGTTCTGCAGCATTTTCTGCAGCTTGGTCTGTAAGAAGTGCTTGCACATTTGTTTGAGCTTTAAACATCTCAGTTTGTTGAGTGTTCGACAAGTTAGCCATATCCATTTGCAAAAAGTTTTGAGCTTGTTGTACAGCAGCCTGTTGTCTATTACTTAAGTTAGCAACATCTAATTGAGATAGTGCTGCAGCTTGAGCCATAGTCATAGCTTGTTTATTATTTAAGTTAGCAAGATTAACAGTGTTTACTGCACGAGAATTTTCTAATGCTATCTGTTGGTCAGCAGTAAAATTCATATTAGCAATATCACCTAGCTTTGCAGCATTTTGTACTCTTGCTTGAAATGTTTGATCAAACTCTTGTCCTATAAACTGAGCACGTTGCTGTGCTGCAAGCATAGCACGTTGTTGTCTATTAGACAAGTTCTGTGCTTCAAAACTAGCCATAACATTTGCATCAGCTTGTGCAATAGGAAGTGCTGCTTCCATAGCTGCTTGTACTATAGCTTGACCTGCCATTGAAGAAGCACCAAGACCACGAGCAGACATTTCCATAGTTGCCATACGCATAGCACCTGAAGCCCAAGAAGGTACATTACCACCCTCAAAACCTCTCATAAGGTTTTCTAGCTGTCCCTGTATTGTAGCTTCTTTTGTAGGAGTAGCTTCTACTTTTTCTATAGCTTCTGAAAAGGCAGCAGCTTTTTGTGCATCAGCAGCACCACTAATTATTTCACTAGCTCCTGTTACAGGATCTATTTGTATAGCTCTTTGTACAGGATTAGTTAGTTTATAAGTAGCACCTTTAGCAGCTTCTACCCCTTCAGCAGTAGCCTGTGCTGATGTTTTATTACCTATTAGAGAGGTTGTTTCTTGAGCTGCTACAGGTTTTGCACCACCACTTAACTCTGAGTCTGTATAGTTAAGCTTATTTAACTCAGTTAAAATATCAGGTTGAGCAGTTTGTGCGTTCATGTCTACAGAAGACATAGTTTGAGGCATACCTGATTGTGCAACTGTACCTGCTGTAGCTGCATTAGCCATATTAGCAACAGGTACAGTTTGACCTGCAGTAGAACCTATCATATCTGCAGCTTGAGGTTGTATAGCAGCAAATTGTGGAGCTTGCACAGGAGTCATAGTACTTGCAACAAGATTTTGCTGCATATTTTGAAAATCCTCTAAAGATGTACCTGTTGTACCAGTATTAGAACCAACTCTATTATGAGCCATACCTGCCATAGTTTTTTGATATTGGCGCATTTTAGCTGCTGCATTTGGATTAGAACCTAAAAAACCTGTTAGTTCTGAATCACCACCAGTAAAACCTAAAAATTTTCTAGCAAGCTGTACATCTGGACTGCTATTACCATCAGTCATTACTCCACCTTGTGCAGCCGCAGTATAACCATAGGGAACTGGAGTCATCGGATTACCACTAGCATCAACTGTAACCATCATTGTTTGACCAAGATTATTTTTATATTGTTTTTGCCCACCAAATCCACTTTGAGATTGTGAAGTAAGGTTGCCCATATTTGTACCAGTGTAGTCATTCATTGTTGTAACTTGATTAGGTAAACCAGAAATACCTGCAGATTGTAAATTAGTGTTTATTGTTCCAGGTACATTTGATTGCGGATAAGTAGTAGTAGCAGCACTACCTAAATTTGAAAGGTTAGTTGTAGTAGTACCTGTGTTACCTACAGCAGTATTGTTGTTATTGTAAGTAACTGCAGGTGTTCCTGTAGCTGTATTACCTACAGCAACATTAGCTTGATCAAGATTTGTACCTGTATTTTGGGTGCTACTAGCACCTGTATTATCTTTATTAGGGTCTATAGTCTGTTCTACAACTTGAGTACTACCTGTTGTTTTTTCTCCAGTTAAACCTGATACTACTTTAAAAGGGTCAATAAAAGGTGCTACTCCTGATATTAAACCCTCCATATCAAACATATCCATATAATCCCCAAAAGGATTATACATCTGTTTTAATTGATCAAAAGTATTTACATATTGATCTTTATTAGAAAAAGATCCCATTGCTGTAACAGCATCATCAATCCATGCGGTATTTTTTACACCAAATTTTTGTAGGGTATAAGCCATGCTGTCAAGATTAGTACCTAAACTTGTCAAAATAGTGCCATTACCACCAACAACATATAAAGCAGGTGGTAATTTTTCATCGGTAGTATTACCAAATTGATCTGTTACCCAACCACCTGATTGAAATTTTACAGTAGTGCCACCATACATCTGTGATGTAGCAATTTGAGCAGCAATTACAGGATTATCTGAACCCATAATAGCTTCCCAATTACGTGTATCAGTATTAGAACCTACAACACCGTATAATAAATCACTACTTAACCTTGAAATTTTTGTCCACTCGGAAGACTCCATAGTACCATACAGTTGTTCAATAGGAACACCTGCAATCATTTCCATCATTTCACGATTGTTAGGTTTACGAGGATTACCTGTTTTGGCAGAACTAACATAGCTACTTAAATAGTCATTATCAACCCATGCAGGTACTTCTATACCGTCTACAACACGTCCTTCTTCTTGCCCAACATACTGGGCATACTCTTGATTAAGTTCTATATTTGTTGCCATACCTGTATGATTACTAGTGGCAACTGTAGAACTATTTGTAGTGTTATTATTGTTACTTAATGCACCAAACTGTTCTTCACCACCACTTGTATTATAATGGTGTAAAGCAGAGTCATAGTCATTAAAAGTAGAATCCCCTACTTTATAATACGTAGTAATACCATCAGATGTTGGACCTGTTAACTCTTCAATACCTGCAGTAGTAGGTGCAGAACTACCAGTTCCTGTATCATCTGCCATTTGTTGAGCAATTTCTCTAGCTCTTGCTAAAGCCGTTTCTCTTACAGTTGACCCTAAAGAACTTCCTTCTGGAGCATTTGGATTATTATCTTGTGCCATACTTTATTCCTTACTTTCCCATTGTCATCCACACTGCACCTGCAATAAATGTCAGCAATGCGACAGTGGTTAATTTAACTACAGTTGACCAGAATGATTTACGTGTGTCACGCCATGCCTCTAGCAAACTTCTCATTTCTATAATATCTTTTTGTGCGTCATCATCAAGTAATCCGATAGACCGTAGTGCCTCTTTAGCTCCACGTCTAGCTGCTTTGTCTAGCATCTCTTCTATTTGTTCTATTGTAAGGGTGATGTTGTTCATTAACCTTTGACCAATAGCTTTGTTGCTGAAAGTGCCAATCCTGCTTCAACCGATGGTGTACTTGCTGAACTCCCAATTGTGCCATCTTTTTGCACAAATTGTTTTGCTGCAGGTGTCATACTTGATTGTGCATCATCTATTGCACCCATAGTTTGAACAGTTGCTGTTGCACCATCAGAATAAGCTGCATCGGATATTCCGATATAGTTTGTTGATGTTAATGTCGTTGATGTTGAACCAAGATTAGCAATATTTACACGACCATAATCATATTGAGTTCCAATCACTACTAACAACTTATTATCACCAGTCCTAGCTGTATCTAAAGTTGTACCCACATTAGTGCCACTAAATGGCATCCTTACGCTTGCTCTATCTGATGTTGTATTACCAATTGTAGCTTGTGCATTTGATTGAAATGTTATCGATGTAGTGCCAACAGAACCAGTTATAAAAGATGTAACGTTACTATTTGTTGAATCTCTAAAAGCTATACCAATTCTATTAGTATTAGAATCATATCCTATAGAATTATATAGACCGTCAACTGTTAAAACTCTCTGCGGTGATCCAAATGATCCAGAAGTTCCACTTGTTGTAAAAACTACAGTTGTTAAATAATTACTATCAGAAGCATTGCGCATTGCAATGACTGTTTTACCTGCTGTTGTAAACACTGCTGAAAAGTTAAATTCACTAGCAGCAACAGTATTTAACTCAACTGCACTACCAACAAGTAAACTATTAGAATACTGAGTAAGAGTAATGCTATCATCAAAAGTAAGTACTTTTACTCTAAGTTTATTATTGTCTTGATCATTTGAGTAAACAGAAATAAATTTATCATTTGTGCTATCATAAACAAGAGTGTGACCACCAGAACAACCATCGCTCTCAATAGTTACTTCTGCACCAACTGTAATAACTCCATTAGCTGAATTGTATTGACATGGCCTAGCTTTTAATGAGTTGTCAGCACCATCATTATAACTAACAACAAAATTATAAGGATCGTCATTATTATCTGTTGCTATTCTTGGTGCAAATGTATCACTTTTTACAGTATATGCTGAACCACCAGAGACTGTTCTTGCGCCATTAGGTGTCAAAGCACGAACTTTTGTAACACTACTAGCTCTATAAGCAACAAAAAATATATTTAAAGGTTCATTAAAACAAACATCTGTTGACCGTTCTCCGTTTAGAGTTTCTCCACCAATACTAAACTCACCCTCAACGTTTAATTCTCCATCAGTACGAATTGTCATCATGTTGCCTTTAAGAGCATCACTTGCACTTGCATCTCTAAATGTTACTAAAAAAGCACCAGCACCTGTTGTACCTGAATTAGAATTGTAAGCTGCACTCATAGAATAAGTTTGACCAGTTCCGTTAATTTGTGTACCTTTATTACTGTTAGCTGTATAACCAAATGTTGCAGGGTCATTAGCACTTACAGTAAGAGCAGGTTTACTTACCGTACCATTAGCATTTATTATAACTGGATCACCATTTGCTAAAGCACCCGATGCAGTAGCTTCAAAACTATTAGCACCACCAACTCCTGCAGTTGTAATTGCAGCAGCAGTTGTGGCATCTACACTGGCAATATTACTAAGCTGTCTAGCGTTAGTAATTACATCTGTGCCATTAACTTGTAGTTTAGTAGAAGCGTTAATAGTAGGTGCAGCTAGAGTACCAGTAAATGTAGGATCAGCAGCAGGAGCTTTTGTTGTTACAGAGTTTATATCAGATGCACTAACAGTTACACCATCCATCTTGTTTAATTCTGCAGCCGTAGCTGTTACTGCTACACCACCTATCTGTAAAGCTGTAGAGGCATTGACAGTAGGGGCAGTAGCAGTACCAGTAAACGTTGGGCTTGCTACAGGAGCTTTAGTGTCTATCTGTGTCTGCACATTAGATGTAACACCATCGACATAGTTAAGTTCTGCAGTGGTAGCAGTCACACCATCAAGTAAGTTTAACTCTGCTGCAGTTGCAGTCACTCCATCTAATATGTTTATCTCTGCTGCAGTAGACGTAACACCTGTCAATTCAGCAGGAGCTACTGCACCGTCAGCAAGTATATTTCCAGTAGCAACTACGTTTGCTAAATCTCTAGGTTTACCCATATTGTCTATCCTTTACTTTAACTTATCAAGTCTTAACTAATAACTCTGTTGCAGAGATAGCAGTCCCTGCCAGTACACTTGGATCATCCGCTGTTGTGCCTATCGTTCCATCTGTTTGTACAAAGTACTGTTGCCCTGCGGTGAGGCCAGATTGCTCATCATTTACTACACCAATAATATCTACAGTTGCACCCTTGGTGTTAGCTACAGCCCCACCTTTGGACATACCAATGTAGTTTTCTGAGGTGATGTTGGTGCTAATTGTATCAACTGTAACTACGATAGCTGTTGCCGCATCAGAGTTTTGAGCGTCATCATATACTGTTACTACTCTATCTTGGCTAGTATCATAGGCAAGAGGGGCAAAGGCAGCACCAGTGCTTTCACTAATTATTGTTTGAGGTGTTCCAAACGAAATGTCAGTGCCGCTTACTGTTCCTGACGCAAGTTTTAAATTACCACCACTTTCCTCTAAATAAGAAATTAACATCCTATTAGCATCAGGATCATATACAATGCCTAGTACTACACAGTTTTGACTTTCACCTGTTGCAAAATTTACTTCAGTGCCAAAAGAAGCTGTCCTACTTCCAGAACTCCCACCAATAGTTACAGTTTTTGCAGCGGCTGACTCTCCATCTGGTCTATCTGTGTAAGCTAATACTACTTTATTAGTGTCTGGATCAAACTCACAATTAGTTCTTTCAGCGTCATGCCCTAAATTTATTTCAGTGCTAAATGTAACAGACGTGCCAGAAATATCTCCAATAGATATAAAACCATTATCACCTGACGATTGATAAAATACTAAAATGCAATTTTGATTACTGTCAAAACAAACATCTGGTCTATACATCTCTGCGTCACGAAACTTAACTTCCGATCCAAAACTAATACTTGTGCCACTCACTGTACCAATAGCGCAATAACCTTTACCACTGTCACCTTGATTTTTATATACTACGGCAACTTTATTTAAGTTGCTATCAAATGTACCTTTTACTTCACCGTCAATTGATTCTTGTGTAAAATCTGCTGCTGAACCAAAGCTAATTGACGTGCCTGATACAGTCCCAACCATAGCCCTTCCAGTTGTTCCTACGCTTTGATGCCAAAGTGCGATAACTTTATTTGAATTGCTGTCAAACGTAGCTCCAACTTTTTGACTATTGCCACTATTAAAAACAACAGGAGTGCCAAAGCTTATAGAGTTGTCAGAGTTGTCTACTGTTCCAACAATAGCAGTGCCGTATTTTGAATTAGCGTTGTCTGAATAAATTACGACAATTTTATTATTGCTACTGTCATAAACAACATTCATTCCCTCGTTTGGAGGGCCGTCAAATGCAACTTTAGTTCCAGAAGCCCCTGCTGTTCCTGTCTCAGCAACAACACTTACCGTCCCATTAGCATTAACCACCACTGGCTTACCGCTTGGCAATGTGCCACTGGCTACCGCTTTAAACTCACCACTTTCTTCAGCCCCTATACGCTTTAACATAGTTACCCTTTCACGATAAGTTTAGTTGCCGATACAGCCGTCCCTGCAAAAACGCTAGGACTAGCAGCCGTTGTACCTAGTGTGCCATCAGTCTGAACAAAGTAGCTTTGCCCTGCTGTTAGCCCTGATAGATTGTCGGCTATTGCACCTTGTGTATCTATGATAGCCCCTGCACCAGAAGCTGCACCGCTACGAGATATGCCAATGTAGTTTTCGGAGGTGAGGTTTTGTGAGGTGTAGGCAGGTTCAAATGTAAGAGCTGTACCTTGACTAGAGTTTCCTGAGTCCCTGTAAGATATAACAACTTTTTTGGAATTAGAGTCATAAACACTTGATGTGTAAGCTATTTCTGCGCTTTCAAAAACAACAGCAGAGCCAAAACTGATAGACGTTCCGCTAACTGTACCAACTACAAGCGTACCATAATTAGAATTATTTTGGTCTTGATAGGAAATAATAATTTTATTAGCATCAGCGTGGTAAGCTACTGATGTATAAAAAGTAACTGCACTTTCAAATACTACAGGACTACCAAAACTAATAGATGTCCCACTAACTGTTCCAACTACAGCCGTACCGTATTGAGAGTTGCCACCATCTTGATAGGCTATTACAACTTTTTGAGCATTAGCATCATAGCCAATTGAAATTTGCACAGCTTCAGCACTTTCAAAAACTGCCGCACTTCCAAAGCTTATGCTCGTACCACTTACTGTTCCAACAATGGCTGTTCCATATTCAGAATTAGGATTATCTTGATAAGCTATTACGACCTTGTTGTTACTACTGTCAAAAGCTATAGCAGTATAAGGAGACGATGCATTTTCAAAAGTAACTGCACTACCAAAACTTATAGACGTTCCAGACACAGTACCCACAATCGCTTTGCCTGTGTTACTGCTTGCATCTCCATAAGCAATAACAATCTTGTTGTTACTACTATCAAAAGTAGACCTTGGATAGGATACTTGATTGCTACCTGAAAATCCTACAACAGAACCAAACGAAATTGACGTTCCAGATACAGTACCCACTATAGCCAAGCCGTAATCATTATTGGTTTGGTAAAAAACAATTACCACTTTATTATTACTGCTATCAAAACTAGCTGTAAAATGAGCAGTTCCATAAGTGCTATAAAATACCACAGGAGTTCCAAAACTGATGCTTGAGCCGCTAACAGTTCCTACAACAGCAGTTCCATAATTAGAATTACCTGTATCTTTATAAGCAATAACAACTTTGTTTGAATTAGAATCAAAAGTACTTCCCATGAATTGAGCATGACCTGTTTCAAATACCGCAGCCGTTCCAACAGCTTGGCTAATCGCAGTTTCAGCAACAACACTCACAGTACCATCGGCATTAATAATCACTGGCTTGCCACTTGGCAATGTACCACTGGCTACAACGTGTTCCTGTCTTGGTAAATTCTGATCGTTGCCTATGACACGCAGCATTATTTTTAGTCTCCATCATCCTCAGAAGGGTCTACCCAATCAGGATTAGCTGACCAGGTTGTGCCATCTAACTTATACTTGTTGCCCACCCAATCGCTTGGTGCGTTGGTTACGTTCTCTGTAATAGTCGTGTTGCCACTGTTGAGATCAGCGATAATAAACTGAGCAGGATCTCCTACTGTAATATTATCTGACGTTGCTGTAATTTTTACGTCATCTGCAAGTAAATACTTACATAACTTAGTTGATGTTTCCACGATAGTTTTCATTCTTTAACCTTTCACTATTAGTTCCGTAGCTGATATGGCAGTTCCTGCTGTTACTGAGGGGTCTGCTGCTGTTGTTCCAAGTGTGCCATCGTTTTGCACAAAATATGTTTGCCCTGCGGTTAGACCGCTTTGATTTCTGTCAATTGTGTTTGTTGTGTTTATTGCGGCACTCTGTGTGTTTGCATATGCACCATCTGAAAAACCTATGAAGTTTTCACTGGTGATGTTTGTTGAGGTAGCAGAGTTACGAAAAACAATTGCAGTACCATAACTTGAGTTACCTGCATCTCTATAAGCAAGAACAATTTTTTCTTCGCTAGAGTCATATACGCCTGAAAGCTCATTCACTGTGTTACTTTCAAACTCTGCTTCGCTATCAAAACTTATGCTTGTTCCACTGACCGTACCAACTCTAATTTTTCCACTAGTAGTTGATGAACTTCTATAAGCAACAACGCTTTTATTTGTACTTGAGTCGTAATTAACTGTAGACTCGTAAACAAGTCCACTATGGAACACTACTTCACTACCAAAACTAATTGACGTACCAGAGACCGTACCTACTATGGCAGTGCCACTATCACCATTTCCTCCATCCGAATAAACAACAATTACTTTATTATTAGTAGAGTCATAAGTGCTTTTTATGTAGTTGGTATTAGAATTAAACTCTACCGCAGAGCCAAAACTAATTGACGTACCACTTACAGTTCCAACAATACTTTTGCCTTTATTTGAATCACCTAAATCCCTATAAGATATAACAACTTTTTGTGCATTAGAATCGTAAACAGCTGCTGTTCTCTGTGTACTTGCATTATTAAAAGTTACTGCACTACCAAAACTAATTGATGTACCAGATACTGTTCCAACAATGGCTTTACCTAAGTTAGAGCCAGTTTGATTCCTAAACCCAATCACAACCTTACCTGCGTTTGAGTCAAAAGCAGCTGAGTTATGAGTAGTGATGTTAGAGTTATAAACAGTAGCACTACCAAAACTTATAGATGTCCCAGATACTGTGCCGACTATAGCAGTACCGTATGAAGAATTAGAACCATCTCTAAAAGCGATTACAACTTTATTATTTGTCGAATCAAACGTTGTTGCAATTTGTTGTGCATCATCAGAAGAAAATGTTACTGGACTACCGAAGCTAATAGATGTTCCAGAAACAGTCCCTACTATAGCTGTGCCATCTCCATTAAGGCTACCACCGTAATCTGCATACGCTATAACAACTTTTTGTGCGTTAGAATCATAGACTGCTGATGTACGATAAGTAGCAGCGTTCTCAAAAACAACTTTAGTACCAACCCCTGCCGAAACACTTGTCTCACCAACAACACTCACAGTACCATCAGCGTTCACAATAACAGCAGTGCCATCAGTCAAAGCACCAGAAGCGACTGCCCTGACCTGACCATCTTTAGTAATGTTACCAAAAGCTTTCATTAAGCTACTTTCTATTAAGCGTCATCAATCTCTTCATATGAAAGAACAGCAGACAAATCTCCTGCTGCACTTGCTTGTATTTTTAGTATGTCACTTTCATTTAAGTATAATCCCATGTTTTTATCAATAGGAAGTAGAGTGCTACCTGCTGCAACTGTAATGCTTTTAGCTATGTAGTAGTCTACACTTGATCGTGTAATCCACACAGATATATCAGCAGAGTTAGTGCCATCTATGTTGGCTATAACCAACGAATTAATTTTACATAGTTTATCTGATGCACACGTTAATAAACTAACTGCGCTTGCAGCAACATCAGCATCTAGAACTGTTTGAGCTGAGATACTGCTTACTGCGACTACATTTGGATTTGCCATTAAAAAACTCCTTTATTATCCAAATACCATTGCCATAGCAATTGCTTTACCAGTTGTTGCTTTAGCGTCTAATTGGGTTTGTATTGCAGAGGTTACACCGTCTACATGATTTAATTCAGCAGTAGTAGCTGTAACACCATCAAGTATATTTAGTTCTGCTGCTGTCGATGTTACTGCTACGCCACCTATTTGTAAAGCACTTGATGCATTTATAGTAGGAGCAGTTAATGTTCCTGTAAATGTTGGTCCTGCAATAGCAGCTTTTGTATCAATCTGTGTTTGTATCGCAGAGGTTACGCCATCAACATAATTTAACTCTGCAGTAGTTGCTGTAACACCATCCAAGATATTAAGCTCTGCTGCTGTTGATGTAACCCCATCTAAAATGTTTAACTCAGCTACTGTAGAGGTTAGTGTACTAAAGTCTTTTCC